AATCCATCCGCGGCACGATGTCTACTTGCGAGCGATGGGGCCCTTGATTCATGCTTGTGAGGAGTCAATTCTACGTGGCTGGGGTGACCTAGTTGGCTTTGTTAAGGGGATGACTGTCGAACAGCGTGCCCAGTGCATAGCCACAAGGTTGCCTCCTGGTCCGTGTGTGAGTGCTGACTTCAGTGCATTCGAGGGTTCTATTAAGTGCATAGCAGACGTCGTTGAGCGAGAGGTGTTCAAGTACCTCATTCGTGACTTGGCATGTGCCGCCGATGCGGGTCAGCTGCTCTGGTTGTCGTCGCGGCATGTGTTGTGTGTGTGTGATACGCTGTGGTACTACTTGCACGGCCGCCTCAGCGGCGATCTTTGGACGTCCATTGGAAATGGGCTGACGAACTACGTCGTCACGTGTCTTGCGTGGCGGCGTGCGCTGAAGCGTGCCGGTGTGAGTGTGACGAATCTGGCGTTGATGCGGGCGATTCGCGGTGCATTTGAGGGCGACGACTCCGTGGTCTCGTGGCCGACGGGCTTCCCACGCCCGGTGGCAAGTGATTACAGTGCCTTTGGCATGGTTGCTAAGACGGAGGTGGTACCTACCGTTGAGGAGGCATTGTTTTGTCAGACCTGTTGGAGTGTGGATGGCAACGTGGGGCAAGTCAAGCGTGTGTTGTGCCGCTTTTTCTTCTCGAACGCGCGTCAGAAATGGGATGAGGCGAGTTGGGCAGGGTTGCTGCGAGCGAAGGCCACCTCCTTGCTGTATCTTTGTCCAAATTGCCCTATTCTTTCGGTTCTGGCGCGGAGGGTCTTGGAGGAAACTAACGGCGCGACCCCCATCTGGGAGACCGATTGGTACCATAGGCAGTTAGTCGCGGAGGCGTCAACTGCAGTCTTGGACCTGTCTGGTCCCTCGGAGATGACCCGTGCCTTAGTGGCACGTACTCAGGGCATTAGTGCATGCGTTCAACGCGAGTGTGAGACCTACATTCGACACGCATGGCGTTGGGGCGACCCATTGAGGGGCCCGATCGCGACACTGTGCACTGGGTATGGGTGCGGAGACATCTTGGCTTGGCCGGTAGGCGTTCCGTGGCGAAACGTGAAGCGAATGCCGGTGGGGAAGTTTGTGCGGGGGAGTCCCAATGCCACGTGCACCGAGCGTGGAGGGTCGAAGGTGTGGTACCCAGGTGATGAGCCTCACCTGCGTGACTACATGGTCGAGATTGGGATCCCTGATTGCTGGGCCCGCCCTGGTTCAGCGATCGCTGCTGTTTACATCGAGACCGGTATCGGCGCGTGCGTGACGGCGAATAAGAACGCCGTTGGGGAAACGCGGGCGTCGGGGGCACCACATGACGGGACCGGCG